TTAATCCGGGGAGATCTTGTCGAGGATAGCGACGGCGCGTTCCTCCTCCCGGGGGTAAAGGTGGCTGTATGTGTTCCAGGTCATCTGCACGTCGGAGTGTCCGAGCCTGCGCGCGATCTCCTGAATGTTTATCCCCTCGTTGACGAGTAGGGAAGCGTGAGTGTGCCGGAAGTCGTGAATGCGAATATGAGGAAGCCCGGCGGCTTTTGCAAAAATCTTGTTATGATTCTCGATGGAAGTGTCCCGGAGGGGAGCTTCGCCGCCGCACACGCGGTAGTCCTCGCTGAACAGCCGGGAGGATTCCTGCTGGCGGCGTTTATGCTCGGCGAGAATCTTCATCAGCGGCGCGGGAATTTGGAGATCGCGGTAGCTGGACTTGTTCTTCGGAGGGCCCTCGACATCGCCGCCCTTGAGCTTCTGCGAAATGCTCCGGCGTATGTGCAGGATATTCCCGTCAATGTCCGACCATTTCAGTGCGTTTATCTCACCCTTGCGCGCCCCGGTGTAGAACGCGATACAAAAGAATACGTAGTACGCCCAGTCCGTAACGGTCCGGGCGTTTTTCTTTGCTTCAGCGATGTACACCCGGAACTGCTCCGAGGTGTAGTAGTGCAGCTTGTCCGCAGGCTTTTCAATCGTGTCGGGAGCCTTGAAGTTCCCGAGGGCGCTCAGGGGATTCCGCACAAGGTACTCCATTTTCACGGCGTAGTTCAGCATAGCTACGAACGCCGCGTATGCGTTCTGCTTCGTGGTTATGGACAGCTTTTCGTTGGCGGCGATGTCGTTCTTCCACTTCGCGAGGACCGGCTGCGAGAGCCTGTCAAGGCGATATCCTGCCATAGTCGGCATTACCCGGAGCCGTAGGTTCTTCATCGCGCTGTCGTGGGAGGTCTTGCGTGTTTCGTGGCTGTGGTAGACCTCGTACTCGTCGTAGAGCTGCTGGACGGTCATGCGCGAAACGGTCTGCTTCTTATCCTTGTACTCGGCTATCAGGGACTGCTCCAGCGCGTTCGCTTCCGCTAGTCCGTAGGCGGTGCGCTCTATCTGGTGGTTTTTTCCCGCTGCGTCGGTGTAGTTCACACGAACTCGGTACTGCTGCAAGCCGTTCTTTTTAACGCCGGTTTTGTTTACTGGCATGGTTTTCTCCTTTCTAGTAGGCTCCCCCTGTCCTTTCGGGCAGGGGGAGTTTTTTTATACAGTAGCTAGATCAAGATATTTTTCGCATTCATCTGCGTCGGTGAGAAAATGCAGTTTCCCGCTACCTCCGAGCTCTGTGTAGTCATATCTCGGTTTGCCATGATATGTGGAAACTCTGAGCCTGCCTATGACCCTCCCGTCCCGAATCACCTGAATATTCGTCACGCCGTAGACATCAGAAGCGCGGTACTCATTTCCCGCAGGTAGACTGCTGATGATATCGTTCAGTCCGGTGTCAGTCTGCGGAGCCTGCTCAGGCGCAGCGGTGTTCACAGATATCACTGCGCCCATAACTTTCAGCATGGCTTCTCTGGTAGCTGCGCGGTGCTTGTCTATCATCTGCGCGGTAATGCGATTTCCGGTCTTTATTTCCGGGCGGGAAAGAAAATACTTGACCAGCTCGTCGCTGGGGTTGATAAGGTCACTGCGGAGCGTTTGTTCAACTACCTTGAGGTATTTCAGAAATACAGCCTTTGTGAGTATGTCCTTGACGTTGAAAACTGATTTATGGAACTGCTCCAGAGACGAAAGAAACAGTTCTTCGTCATCTTCAAGAATGTTGAAAGAGAGGAAAGGCTCATCGTCCATAACGTTCGGGGCGTTAATGTCGCTGAAAAAGCTGTATGTAATTCCATTTGTAAGGACAGCAAGGCGGCAGCGGTTCGTTGAGAAGTACCGATAGAGCTGTCCCTGCTGCTGTTTCTGGAGTTTCAACCCGGCGCGTTTGGCTTCGATGAGGACCGTGGGCTCTCCATCGTGCAGGATAACATAGTCTATCTTCTCGCCTTTCTTTCCGGCGACATCACAGGTGTACTCCGGGATTATTTCTTCCGGGTCGAACACATCATAGCCGAGCAGAACGAGAAACGGCATGATTATTGCGTTCTTCGTGGCTTCCTCGGTCATGGTGTCGAACTTGTCGGAATATTGCTGTACTTTGTTCCGGAATGTGTGGAAATCGTCTTTAAACATGGTGTTCGCGCCTCCTCAAAGTACAACATTCTGGGATACTGTTATATTTTTCTTCATAGCGTTTACCGCTTTGTTCGCGGCACCCCATTCAGAGATGTCAACCGCAGCGACTATTGTTTTGTTTTCATCGCCAGAAACATAGGTTATTATCAGTATATTTTCTTTTTTGTTCTTGGGGCGCGAGGCAATGATGGCGCCCAGAGCGCCAAACATTACAGCGCCTGCAATTGCCGAACCAGCAGAAGCGCCTACCAGTTTGTTTTTTTCGGTAAGCTCGGCGGAAACTATCTTTTCATACGGCAACTCAAACGTGCTCTGTTCCTTTTTGAAAACTATCCTGGTATCGTATGCGCGGGCATAGCACTGCACTTCGCCAAGAGGCAGCCCTGAAAGGTGAGTGCAAGGGAATGCGGATATAACCTGCTTTCCGGGAGGCGCTGCAACAACACCTGTACACTTGGTGCATAACAGAATTATTCCTATTATGACGAATATTGCGCCGATAAGCGCCGCTATAGTTCCAGCTCCTGACAGTGCGGCAATAACAAGTCCTATTCCTATTAATAATGACAATAATCCTAATACCATATTAATCACCTTTCAAACTATGTAATACCGCCCTTATTCGGGGCGGCTTTTTTGTTGCTCGATCCACGGCTTGAAAGCCTCGAACACCTGCCGCTCTAACGGCGAAGTGAGAAACTTCCCGCGCCCTCGCAGCTCTTTCATGCGCTTGGCACGATACCCTGCGGCTTCCGCTGAGATATCGCAGATACGGGCTATTTCCTCCGGTTCGTAGGCTTCCAGTCCCCAGAGCACGCAGGCAGGAGCGAGAAGTCTCGCCGCGAACTCGTCCGCCTGGGTCTCCGCGGGTTCGCGCCTGTCCGAAGCTGTCCGAAAATGTCCGGATTTGTCCGGCGCCAGCTCATGCCCGAGCAGGATATGCCCGAGTTCATGAGCGACCGTGAAGCGCGTGCGCCCCCGGACTTCTTCATCTCGATACACTATCTGCCAGTTCCCCGCGCTGTCGAGCAGCGTACAGCCGGAGATTTTTGGGTCCAGCACCTGAATGCTGCTGTTTTTCACGACTTTGATACCATAGAACGCCGCCACTTTCAGGACCTTAACCGGCATTGCCGACGTTCCGGTGCGTATAAGGCAGTTCCACGACGCGTCGCGTGCATCTTTATAAAGCTTATAGGAATCTATAATAATTCACCTCCACAGGATATTGTACCCTGTGGAAGTCGAATTATAGCGCTTTATCAGATGTCATTGTCGGGGTTCTGCGTTTCGTCCGGAGCTTCGTCCAGGCGCTTTTTCTGCTCCGGCGTCAGCATCATGACTCCGGGCGGCCGGTCGTCGGAGCTTCGGGCGATCATAGGCGTTGGAATAGATCCTGCCTGAACCTTTCGGACTGCCCTTTCAAGGAAGTCCATCAGGTTGTCGCGCATGTTCTCCGGAAGATCGAGATAGCCTTTGATGATCTCCTGCTCCAGCGCGCTCATGTCGAACTGAGCGGCGAGAAGGTCAATTGCTGGTTTTTCGCTGGTATCACGACCGAGAAGGTAGTCTGTCGATACTCCGTAGAAATCAGCTATCTTGGTAAGTGTTGATAAGTTCGGTTCAAGCCGTCCGCTTTCATAGTTTCGATATGTGTCCGGTTTCATTCCGATACCTTCCGCAACATCTTTCATTGTTAGCTTTCTTCCTCGGCGAATCTCAGATAATGTTTCGGATATCATTTTCGTCCCTCCTTTCGCTATCTATTATACGACATTTTGTCGTGCTTGTCAATAGAAATTTAACATTTATTTGTATAGTAATACGGCTATTTGTCGTATTGCACAAAATTGTATATGATATTTTGTCGCACATTTGCAGATTACCCTATTGACAAACCGGCTATTATGTCGTATAATAGAATTACAGAAACGACAAAACAACGTTTCAGACCAACAAAACGATTTTGAGAGGTATTAAAATGAAAGATGAATTAATGAATATGCTCAAAGAACTGATTCAGGCATACAACAACGCGGCTGAACAAATGGATTTCGATTACGTAAGAAAAATTGATACGAACAAATATTTTGTTGGCTATAAAGCCGCAACAAAAAAATCAATTTTGAAATTAAGCGAAATACTTAATGTAGCGGTAAATTTCACTAACGGGAAAATCGAAATCAATAACGCAGAGTGACGGTGCGGGGCAACCCGCCCGGTAATGCGGGAGCCCGGTCACAACCCCGGGCGAACAAGGAGGTGAAACAATATGTCAGAGAAGAAGCTTACAAAGGAGCAGCTCCTCGAAATCTGCGAATCCATGACGGACAAGCCGGAAGATCTGCTCAAGACCTGCGGAATGCTCATGCGGCTCCCGCCCGAGATCAGGCAGGAAATCTACTACATGATCAAGGGAGCGGCGCTGGTCGCTCACAGCAGATAAGGAGGAATACCTAATACCAACGAAAGGGGGTGAGAGAGGTGGAAGCAGTATCAGCGGAGTTAATATCAGTAATCAGAGTAAGAAGCACCGCAGGGGACGGAACAGAAAACGACCCCATAAGAGAGGTCGTTGACTATTTTTTTGCCTAATGGCATGCAGATAGCGCACGAGGATAGCTTTTATTCGGTGTGACTATCGAGGAACTTTTAGGGAGGTAATCACAATGCCATCAACAGCAGCGACAGTCCGCGTACCGCAGATAACATCTCTGGAAACTGCGATACGGCTGTACTACGAGCGAATCGAGCTTTCCAACAGCGACATCAGGGAACTTTTCGGGAAGCTCGCGCCCGCGACCATCAAGAGCCTGAAAAACAAGGCTCTGGCGATAATGACCGAGCGAAACACTCCGGTCTGGAATGCTCAGCGCGTGAACACGGAGATAGCCTACGAAGCATGGGGTCTCAACATCACAGACCTTGAGCGCAGGCTGAAGAAACTGAAAGCTTTGGAGGTGAAATCATGACCGAACAGGAAAGAATCGACCTGATAGCCGAGATCGCGGCAGACATCGAAGAGATAAACGGAGGGAGCCATGCTGACAACATTTGAATTAAGCAAGAAGCTCGCAGAGCTGAACACCGAGTTCTGCAAAATGCTGAGCACCAATGACGGCGCCGAGCTGCTCCGCTGGATCAGCGTTACGATGGAGTTCACGGAAGCGCTGCTCGCGGAATCCGTGGATTCGGGAGGCCTTACGCAGAACGAGCGCGGGGCGATTCTCGCGGCGAAAGCCTCGAGTAAAAATCACTACGACAATCTCCGGTACCTTTTAAAGAGCCGGACAGAGAGGGATCAGGGATGAAGATACTAATAGCCTGCGAGGAATCCCAGGCGGTATGTAAAGAAATGCGCCGGCTCGGACACGAAGCATACAGCGCCGATATCCAGGACTGTTCTGGCGGTCACCCGGAATGGCATATCAAGGGCGATGTTCTTCCGCTAATCAACGGACGGTGCGAATTCGTCACCATGGACGGCGAGCGGCATGAGATTCCTGACAGATGGGATATGCTGATAGCGCACCCGCCGTGTACATATCTTTCAAGCGTAACAACACGGCATTTGTCGCTGAAAATGACACCGCCAGAAAAGGTTGTTGCCCGAATGTGGAAGCTTGCTGAAGCCGCTGTATTCTTTATGCAATTTGCGCTTGCTGATTGTGAACGCATATGCGTCGAAAATCCTCTTGGCTTTATGTCCACGCTTTGGAGAAAGCCAGACCAGATAGTACAACCTTATTATTTCGCCGAAAACCCGGACGATATAGAGAACTACCAAAAGAAGCGCACCTGCTTCTGGCTGAAAGGGCTGAAACCGCTTCAACGGACAACTCAACTTGCGCCGCCTCAGCCTTACGGATACACTAAGAGCGGACACCCTATTAACTTTGAAGAGGCTGGCGGGAAAATAGCTGGGGTTCAGCACGGTGGAAGCCGTGCCAAAGCTCGTTCCAAAACATTCCCCGGAATCGCCCGGGCAATGGCGGAGCAGTGGGCTGGGAGGTGCGAGGCGTGAAGAAATACATACCCTACGCAATAGCCGCCCTAATAGGCTTCCACCTGCTCTGGCTCGTGTCCGCGCTGAACGGCTGGAGCTACTCCATGAACGGCATGGACATCATGATGGCAGTCACCTGCATTATTATGGTGTGGTCGTTCAAGGGAGCATTCCTCGGAGAAAGGAGGACAAGCAATGTACACGTCAGAGCAAAGAGACACAGCGGTCGAGCTGTACCGCAGAGGAAACAGCCTGAGGACATGCGCTAAGGCGATAGGCTGCTCGCACGGCATAGTCCGCAAGTGGGTCAGCGAAACAGACGTACCTGTAAGGAGATACGGCGCGCACGTCTACCCCGAAGATATCCGCGAGGAGATTCTCAAAGCACACCGCGAGGGACTTTCGCTCCGGAATATAAAGCGCGGGTTCGGCTGCGCACCACAGACGGTTATTTCATGGGAAAAGAAAAACCGCTCCTGAGCTGGCACTCGGGAAGCGGCAAAACAAAGTATTACATGCTCATTATATCATGAGCAGAAGGAAAAGTCAAGTGAAAAACGTATACGAACAGATGGAGGATATACACGCCAAGGAGAACATCGCGGCGTTCCTCCAGAAGCAGGCGCTCCCCTACGAGGCTAAGAAGACAGCCGCAAAGCAGCGCGTCCTTGAATACTACCACGAGATGTGCAATGTCCGGAACGCGAACGTTCACGTTTCAGTAGGAGGGCTGGACAGCATAACGCTGTTTATCTTCATTCGGGACTACTGCCACCTCGATGTGCCGGGGATATCCGCGAGCATTCTCGAGGACAAATCGGTGCAGGCGGTACATAAGCAGCTTGGTATTGAGGACGTGAAGCCCATCAAGAGCAAGGTGGCTGTTATCGAGGAGTTCGGCTTCCCGATTCTCTCAAAGGAGATAGCCACGAAAATCGAGCTTTTGCAGAACCCGACAGAGGATAACAAGACCGTCCGCCACGCTATCATCACCGGAGAAACCGGAGAATACGGCGGCTGGCAGAAAGACAGCCGCATGAAACTCTCACAGCGCTGGCTGAAGCTGTTCGGCGGCTACGAGAACGAAAACGAGGGCGTGAACTACGGCAAGCCGGATTTCAAGGTGTCCGCGAAGTGCTGCTACTACCTAAAAGAGAAACCCTGCGACGACTGGGCTAAATCTCACAACAGCTATCCCTATCTCGGGCTTATGGCGAGCGAGGGCGGGCGGCGGCAGAAAGCGCTCATGCTGCACGGCTGTAATTACTACGGGAAAACCACTATCCGGAGCGCTCCGTTTGCGCCGTTTTCCCGGCAGGACTTACTCAGGCTTGCGCTGGAACTGAACGTTCCCGTTCCGGAGATATACGGCACGATAGAATGCAACGCAAAGGGCGAGTACTACACCACAAAGGCGCAGCGGACAGGCTGCTCGATGTGCGGTTTCGGAATCCAGCTTGAAAAGCGACCGCACCGCTTCGACAGGCTCCGCAAAGCAAATTACGGTGAGTGGTATTACTGGATGTACACCGTTGGCTGGGGAAAAGTCCTCGACTATATCGGCGTAAAGTGGGAGGACGAGGTCGAAGAATACGAACAGACCATGCTCCCGGGATTTTTAGACTACATTTGGAGGGACAAATCATGATAAAAATAACCAACCTTGAACTCGAAAACATAAAGCGCATAAAAGCAGTCCAGCTCACCCCGTCGGAGAGCGGTCTGACAGTCATCGGCGGGAACAACGGCCAGGGCAAGACGTCCGTGCTGGACGGTATCGCGTGGGCGCTGGGCGGCGACAAGTTCAAGCCCTCGCAGCCGCAGCGGGACGGCTCGGTAATTCCTCCGCACCTGCGCGTGACCCTCTCGAATGGGCTTATCGTAGAGCGCAAGGGCGACCGGGGAACGCTCAAAATCACCGACCCGAACGGTGGCAAGGGCGGTCAGCAGCTCCTCAACGAGTTCATCGGGCAGCTTGCCCTCGACCTGCCGAAATTCATGCAGGCGACCAGCAAGGAAAAGGCGCAGACCCTCCTCCGGATAATCGGCGTGGGGGACAAGCTCGCCGCCCTCGAACAGCAGGAGCAGAACGCCTATAATCAGCGCCGCGCCGTCGGGCAGGTCGCCGACCAGAAGAAGAAGTACGCCGACGAGCTCCCGGACTACCCCGAAGCCCCCGCCGAGGAGGTCAGCATTTCCGAGCTGCTCCGCAGTCAGCAGGAGATACTCGCGCGCAACGGCGAAAATCAGCGCCTGCGGCAGAACCGCGATATATGCGAGCAGGAGCTGCTCCGCGCCCGGCAGGAGTACGACCGCGCCGCGGAAGTCCTCGCCCGCGCACAGCAGGCAGCCGAGACCGCCCGCAAGTCCGCCGCCGACCTCACGGACGAAAGCACCGCCGAAATCGAACAGAGCATTCACGACATCGACGTTATCAACGCGAAAGTCCGGGCAAGGCGCGAGCGTACCCGCGCCCTCACGGAGGCGCAGGAGACCCGCGAGCAGTACAACGAGCTGACAGCGAAGATAGAGGATATCCGCGCGCAGAAAACCGCCCTGCTGGACGGCGCAGACCTCCCGCTGCCGGGGCTTTCGGTGCAGGAGGGCGAACTCACCTACAACGGCGCAAAGTGGGACTGCATGAGCGGCGCGGAGCAGCTCCGGGTATCTGCGGCGATAGTCCGCAGGCTGAACCCGCAGTGCGGTTTCGTCCTCATGGACAAGCTGGAGCAGATGGACGCCGCGACCCTCGCGGAGTTCGGGGCATGGCTGGAGCAGGAGGGCTTGCAGGTGATAGCGACCCGCGTCAGCACCGGCGGCGAGTGCAGTATCATCATCGAGGACGGCTATGCGAAGCCGACTGAACAGCCTGCAAATACAGCCGCTACAGCCGCGCCGACAATCACCAGCGCAGGCACGTACGCCGCCCCGCAGAGGGCAACCTGGAGTAAAGGAGTATTCTGATGGATTTCAACATTTCAACCGGAAAAGTACACACCGCCGTTAAAACGGTGATTTACGGCGCGGAGGGAATCGGCAAAACGACACTCGCGGCGCAGTTCCCAAGCCCCCTTTTCATCGACACCGAGGGAAGCACGAAGCAGCTCGACGTAGCGAGATTGCCCGCGCCGTCAAGCTGGGAAATTCTCCTCCAGGAGCTGGATTTCGTCCGGGACAAGCGCCCCTGCGCGACCCTCGTTATTGACACCGTGGACTGGGCGGAGCAGCTCTGTATAGCCGACCTCTGCGCGAAGAACGGCAAATCCGGTATCGAGGATTTCGGCTACGGCAAGGGCTGGGAGTTCGAAAAGGAGAGCTTCGGGAAGTTTCTGAACAAGCTGACGGAGGTCATAAACGCCGGGATAAATGTCACGCTGACCGCGCACGCGGCGCTCCGGAAGTTCGAGCAGCCGGACGAAATGGGAAGCTACGACCGCTGGGAAATGAAGCTCGGCAGCAAGACCACGAACAAGATATCCCCGCTGATAAAGGAATGGGCGGACATCGTGCTGTTCTGCAACTACAAGACCGTCGTAGTCCAGACGGACAAGGACGGCAAGAAACACAAGGCGCAGGGAAACCGCCGCGTGATGTACACCCAGCACCACCCCTGCTGGGACGCCAAGAACCGCTACGGGCTCCCGGAGGAGATTCCGATGGAGTACGCGCAGATAGCGCAGATCTTTTCAAATTCGGAATTCGGAATGCGGAATTCGGAATTAAGGGGTCCTGCTTCGCAGGACGGGATTTCAATTCCTGCGAATGATACGGTGCCTGCTCCGAGTGCTTCCGCGCCAGTTCAGCCGGGTATTCCGCAGAGCCTTGCCGACCTGATGGCGGCGTCCGGAATCACAGAACAGCAGATTCGCGCGGCAGTCGCGATGAAGGGCTACTTCCCGGAGGATATGCCGATAAGCGCCTACCCGGAGGACTTCGTCAGCGGCGTTCTGGTCGGCGCGTGGAAGCAGATTGTTGATTTCATCAACGAACAGAAATACCCGTTCTGATTTTGCAGTAAAATGCAGTATTTTACATGCTAAACTCGGTCAGGGAGGAAAGAAAATCTCCCGATAAAATTCATAGGAGGACACCACACAATGTCAGAAATCATCGAAAGAGAATTAGGCTGGGACGATGAAATATCCCGCGAGAGCGACTTCACGATAATCCCGGAGGGCGACTACGACTTCACCGTGACCGGCTTCGAGCGCGGACGTTACGACGGTTCGGAGAAGCTCCCGCCCTGCAACATGGCGATAGTTACCCTCGCGGTAACGCTGCCGGACGGAAGCACCGCGAACCTCAGGCACAGACTTTTCCTGCACACCCGCTGCGAGGGACTGCTCTCCGCGTTCTTCACCGGAATCGGACTGAAGCGCAGGGGCGAACCGCTCCGCATGAACTGGAACGCCGTCCCCGGCGCGCACGGCCGCTGCAAGATAACCGTCCGCAGCTGGAAGGGCAAGAACGGCGAGGATATGCAGTCGAACGACATAAAGAAGTTCTATGATCCGTTTGAAAATTCATCTGCACCCGCGCAGAACGCCCCGCAGACCGCGCCCCAGAGCGCACCGCAGGCACAGCCGCAGTATCAGCCCGCGCCTCAGCAGTACGCACAGCCGACGCAGTATCAGCAGGCTCCGCAGACCGCCCCCGCTAATCAGCCCACAGGCGTATTCACCCCCGGAAAGTGGTGATAGCGCATGGAAAATCAGCTCACTTTACTTGAGCCCGCCCCCGCCGAACCTGCGGCCAGACCCGCGCCGATAGCGCTCCGACCCTACCAGAACGAAGCTAAAGCCGCCGTGCTGGGTCAGTGGGAGCAGGGCGTACAGCGCACCCTGCTCGTGCTCCCGACCGGCTGCGGCAAGACGATAGTGTTCGCGAAGATATCCGAGGACTGCGTGAAGCGCGGCGAGCGCGTGCTCATTCTGGCGCACCGCGGGGAGCTCCTGGAGCAGGCGGCGGACAAGATACATAAAGCCTGCAATCTCAACTGCGCCGTCGAGAAAGCCGAGGAGACCTCCCTCGGCTCGTTCTGGCGGATAACCGTCGGGAGCGTGCAGACCCTCATGCGGGAGAGCCGCCTCGCGCGGTTCCTGCCGGATTACTTCGACACTATCATAATAGACGAGGCTCATCACGCCGTCTCCGACAGCTATCAGCGGATATTACAGCACTTCAGCGGCGCGAAAGTCCTCGGCGTGACTGCGACCCCCGACCGCGGCGACATGAAGAATCTCGGTCAGGTGTTCGATTCCCTGGCGTATGAGTACACCCTTCCCCGCGCTATCCGGGAGGGCTACCTCTGCCCGATAAAGGCGCTGACTATCCCGCTGAACCTCGACCTCACCGGGGTTTCCGTCCAGGCTGGGGACTTCCGCGCCGCAGACCTCGACACCGCCCTCGAGCCGTATCTCTATCAGATAGCCGACGAAATGCTCCGCAACTGCGCCGACCGCAGGACCGTGGTGTTCCTGCCGCTGGTCAAGACTTCCCAGAAGTTCCGGGATATCCTCAATCAGCGCGGATTCCGGGCGGCGGAGGTCAACGGAAATTCCGACGACCGCGCGGAGATACTCCGGGATTTCGAAGCCGGAAAGTACAACGTGCTCTGTAATTCAATGCTCCTCACCGAGGGCTGGGACTGCCCCTCCGTGGACTGCGTGATAGTCCTCCGCCCGACAAAGGTGCGCGGACTTTACTGCCAGATGGTGGGCAGAGGAACGCGGCTCAGCCCCGGCAAGAAAGACCTGCTCCTGCTGGACTTCCTCTGGCATACTCAGCGGCACGAGCTGTGCAGACCCGCGCACCTCATCTGCGAGAGCGACGAGGTAGCGCAGAAAATGACGGAGAACCTCGCGGCGGCGGGCTGTCCGCTGGACATCACCGAAGCCGAAGAAAGAGCGGAAACCGACGTAGTAGCTCAGCGGGAGGAAGCCCTCGCGAAGCAGCTGGGCGAAATGCGAAAGCGCAAGCGCGCGTTAGTTGACCCGCTCCAGTTCGAGATGTCGATACAGGCGCAGGACTTGTCCGGCTACGTCCCGTCGTTCGGCTGGGAGATGTCCCCGCCGTCGCAGAAGCAGCTTGACGCGCTGGAGAAGTACGGAATCTACCCGAACGAGATAGAGAACGCGGGCAAGGCAGCAATGCTCCTCGACCGCCTTAACAAGCGCCGCATGGACGGACTTTCCACCCCGAAGCAGATACGCCTGCTGGAGAATAAAGGCTTCCTGCACGTCGGGGAATGGACGTTCCAGCAGGCGAGCAATATGATAACGCGGATAGCGGCGAACGGCTGGCGCGTACCGCACAGCGTAATTCCCGCAGAATACACGCCAGAATAATTCGGAATGCGGAATGCGGAATTTCGGTGTCCGCTATCGCGGATGTATTCCGATTGTATCGAATTTAAATCAGTCCCGCGGAGCGGGACACATTCATTCCGAATTCATAATTCCGAATTCCGAATTTGAAAGAAAGGTGCTTATGAATCTAACAGAATGTTTAAAATACATAGACCCCGCGTCGCTGGACTATCAGACCTGGGTGAACGTCGGCATGGCGCTGAAACACGAGGGGTATTCCTGCGACGTCTGGGACGACTGGAGCCGCCCCGACAGCCGCTATCATTCCGGCGAGTGCGCGAAGAAGTGGGAGAGCTTCGGCGGGAATCCGATCCCCGTCACCGGGGCTACGATAGTCCAGCTCGCAAAGGAGCGCGGAATGCCCGCCGCGGAAAGCCGCGCCCTGGACTGGGACGACGAGATATCATATGAAGCCCCGGAGGAGCACGTCGTGGTCAACAGGAACTGGGTGGAGGGGCGCGAGATAAACCCGCCCGCCGACTGGAATCCCGCGCGGGAAATAATCCGCTACCTGGAAGCGCTGTTCGAGCCGGAGGACAAGGTCGGCTATGTCATGCAGAGCTACGAAAAGGACGGCAGGTTCATTCCCGCGAACAAGGGCGCCTACGACCGCACGGCGGGTCAGCTCATCGCGCACCTGTCGAAATGCGGCGGCGATGTCGGCGCTGTCCTCGGGGACTACAACCCGCGCGCGGGGGCGTGGATACGCTTCAACCCGCTGGACGGCAGGGGTATCAAGAACGAGAACGTAACGGAGTTCCGCTACGCCCTGGTGGAGAGCGACAACGTCGATATCGAACAGCAGAACGCTATTATCCGCGAGCTGGAGCTCCCGGTCGCGGCGCTGGTCTACAGCGGCAAAAAGAGCCTGCACGCTATCGTCCGAATCGACGCGGAGAACTACGAGGAGTACCGCCGCCGGGTGGATTTCCTCTACCAGATATGCCAGAAGAACGGCTTACAGCCCGACACGCAGAACCGCAATCCTTCGCGGCTGTCGAGGATTCCGGGCGTACAGCGCGGCGAGAACCGGCAGTACATAGTCGATACGAACATCGGCAAGGCGAACTGGAACGAGTGGCGGGAATGGATAGAGGGCGTGAACGACGACCTCCCGGGCTTCGAGAACGCGGCGGATTTCTGGAACGACATGCCGGAGCTTGCGCCGCCGCTTATCGGGGGAGTTCTCCGGCAGGGGCACAAAATGCTCATCGCGGGACCCTCGAAGGCGGGCAAGTCGTTCGCGCTGATAGAGCTGTGCGCGGCTATCGCGGAGGGGCGGGAGTGGCTCGGCTGGAAAGTCGCGCAGGGACGTGTTCTGTACGTCAATCTGGAGCTGGACAAGGCTTCCTGCGAGCACAGATTTGCTGACATCTACAACGCGCTCGGCTGGAAGCCGGAGAACCTCCGGAACATCGACATCTGGAACCTGCGCGGCAAGTCGGTGCCTATGGACAAGCTCGCGCCGAAGCTGATACGCCGCGCCGCAAAGCGAGATTACCTCGCGATAATCATCGACCCTATCTATAAAGTCATAACCGGCGACGAGAATTCCGCCGACCAGATGGCGCACTTCTGCAACCAGTTCGACAAGGTCTGCACGGAGCTTGGCTGCGCGGTGATATACTGCCACCATCACTCAAAGGGAGCGCAGGGAGCGAAGCGCAGCATGGACAGAGCCTCCGGCTCCGGCGTGTTCGCCCGCGACCCGGACGCGCTTCTCGACCTCATCGAGCTGGGGCTTCCGGAAGCGCTCATTAAGGAGGAGCAGAACAAGGCGGTGTGCAATATCTGCTATGACCTGCTCGTCCGCAGCGGCAAGGCAGGCGGCATTTCACAGGACGACATGGTTACGGCCAAGGCAATGCGGGAGCACGTCAGGAATGCGCTTGCGGGGGATTCCCTGCGGCAGGCGGAGGAAAGTATATCGGCGGCGGAGAAGCTGGCTGAAAGCCGTTCCGCGTGGCGTATCGAGGGTACTCTGCGAGAGTTCCCGAAGTTCCCGCCGGTGAATGTGTGGTTCGATTATCCGATACATAGGATAGACATGTCGGGGGTGCTGAAAGATATTCAGCTTGACGCCCCTGCGCAGCCCTGGCAGCGGAATTTCAGCAAGAAAAAGTCCGACAAGGAACGCAAGGACGAGCGTAAGGAGTCTATTGAAAGCGCGTTCAACTTCTGCTGTATGGACGGCAAGGAAGTCGGAATATCCGAGCTTGCGGAGTACATGGGAGTGACTGAAAAGACAGTCCGCACACGTCTGAAAGAACACGGCGGCTTCTATGTAGAGGACGGCAAGGCAGGGAAAAAGTCGAAATGATTTCCTTTCCCTCAAAAGGAAAAAGTCGGAGAATTTCCCTTTCCGTGCGAGGGAAAATGTCGAGATTTTCCCGCCGTCATTTTGGAGGGAAAAAGTCGGTAAAAACCGAGTTTTTCCGAGGGAAGGAAAATCTATATACTACGTATATAGGTTTTTCCCTTTCCCTCCGGTCAGGGGGGAAGTAGTCGTGCGACAGCTTACGCACGACGACTCCTTCCCCTGTCCTGACAAAGCAAATTTTTTTCTCAGAAAGGAGAATGTAATTTAATGGTAAATTCAGACATGCAGTTCTTCCTGCCGATGATACCGCCGACGGTTACGGCGCAGGAACACAAGGTTTCCGTCAGGAACGGCAAGCCGGTGTTCTACGACCCTCCGGAGCTTAAAGAAGCCCGCGCGAAGCTCACGGCGCACCTCGCGAAGCATAAGCCGGATAAACCGTATACCTGCGGAGTTCGGCTGATAACACGGTGGTGCTTCCCAGTAGAGGGTCACGCTGACGGCGAGTACAGAACGACAAAGCCGGACACGGATAATTTGCAGAAGCTCCTCAAGGACTGCATGACTGCGGTCGGATTCTGGAAGGACGACGCGCTTGTCGCTTCGGAGCTGTGTGAGAAGTTCTGGGCGCAGATTCCCGGGATTTTTGTAAGAATCGAGGTGCTCGACTCCGTCGAGTTATGTGCAGCCTTTCCCGCCGGAGGGGCGGGAATTTCGCCTGACGGCGAAACCGCACGCACACAGGAGGTGCTCGAATGAAGCTCGAAGAAGTCACGAAAGCGGCGGAGCAGGGCGCGGTAGTCCTGCACACGCACATGGGGATAACCTCCAGGTGCAGGATATCCGGAGTTATCACGCGGTACGCAAAAGGCGGCTGGACGTACTCCCTGGAGCTGATGGACGTAAATACGCCCAGCGTGATAATCGCCGCGCTGGACGAGGTGGAGGTGGAGAAATGAAACTAATGATAAAGCGGCTTTTTTGCAGGCATGATTACCAGTGGTGCAGGAAAATCCAGAGTTTTTCGGGGCTGAACGGCGTGGCTTACGACGATGATAAGTGCGTGTGCGAGGCGGTCGTCCGGAAGTTTTACGGCTGCGAACCCCGCATTCTTGTGAGATTGGAGGATATAAATGGATCACTACATTAAGCGCGAGGACGTGGAGAAAGCAATAGCCACTATCCGCAAGACGTATCTCAAAGCGAAAAATTTCAACGCTCTGTCTGCTATCGACTGCGTTGCCGGAGAGATTCGGGACGAGGTCAGCGACATTCCCGTGTTCCCTATCGACTGTCATCGGATCGTTGACGCTGAGAACATTCTGCTTGATGACAGCATTTACAGCGTAACAGCGATCTATTATCCCGATGGCGGCGAAGCGCCTTATGTGAAAGAATACCACGATTTTCAGTGTCTTGCGGATATTCCTACCATCGAACACGGCTTTGTTGAAGTCCTGGTAGAAAAACCGCTGGAAGGCGAAGTTTTCTATTACTGCAAGGACGAAGGCGGCTGGCAGCGGAGAGGGATCACCTGCGGATATGCTTGATGGAGGTGAGCGGTGATGAAACATGACCTTGATGAACTCGACGCGGGACAGCTCGACCTCATGTGGAGCTGCCTGAAACTCCGTAAGGAAATAGCATACAAGTCAGATGTCAGAGCACTGATACGAAACCTTGACGCTATCAGACAGGCGATAGTGCAGATGACCGGAGGGGAACAGGCGCAGTCAAGCTCATCATCGGTACGCTTTTCAGAAATCGGCACATATGTCAATTCGGCTATTGTCGCAGCACTCTGGCTTAGAGTTACTGGGGTGCTTGACAAGCTGATGGATATTCTTCCGGAGGTGAGCGGTGATGAGCCGTAAAGAAGAGTATCGGTGGTACAAGAGTATCGGGATCTGCCCCGTATGCCACAAAACGGCAATGCAAAAAGGGTATCAGACCTGCCTGGAATGCAGAATGAAGATGAGGGAATATGTGGCTGATAGAAAGAGCAGGATGAACGCTGAACAGCTCGGCGACATCAGTCGGCGAACTATCGAAGCAAACAAGCGAATGTATGTGCGCCGTAAAGAAGCGAACCTCTGCACGCACTGCGGAAAAAGACCGGCTGACGATGGCAAAACCACCTGCAGGTACTGCCGGGAAAAGTACAATCGAAAGAGACGTGAACAAAACGCAATGCGAGGCGGGAGTCATTATGATAAGTCCATAGTTCGCAAGGGAACCAGATTGTTTTGCGTGATTCCGGCGGAGCCGGGCGAGCACGGAGCTTACGTCTGCGAAGATATATGCCTGAAGCGTAGCGATGGCATGGTATATATCAAGGACGGAGAGTTCCCTGTTGGCTACATCGGGAAATCATGGTTCTTAAATCGCGCGGAAGCCGAGAAAGCAATGGAGGCGAGCAAAAGTGATTAGTGCATTCATAGGCGCATACATCGAAGCCGCTGAGACTATGCGCCGGATTGAGCGCAGCGAGAAGTGTGCACGCTCTGAAAGTGATTTCAAGAGGTTCACGGCTAAGAAAAGCCGGAACAGGAAGCAGAAGCGCAAGGGAAAGAAAAAGAGGTGAGCGGGAATGAGTGAATACATAGACCGCCAGGCGCTGTTAGACGCTATTCCTTCCACGAAGGAGGACAAGCAGATTTCTCTCTTTGGCGCAGTAGCTGACTTTATTTCGCTGGTGTGCGATGTTCCTGCCGCTGACGTTGCACCAGTAGTGCACGCCCACTGGAAAGGCTACCATACGCAAGACCCGTACTGCTCTAATTGTGGGTTTTCTTATGAC